GCGTGACCAACATGCATACATGCTTCTTCAATCACGATCTGTTGTGCACGTAATGTATGCTGTGCATTGAAATCATCATAGTCCATCATCACATTAATCGAGTTCCCCAATGATCTGACCATCTCAGCTATACCCCCCATACCTGGTGCACCTGGGTTGAGCAGTGTCCGTTTATTACGCCATGCCGTCTCAATTGGCTTAAGAGCATAATCGAAATTGACGTAACTCACTGTGTCGGATGCAAGCAACAATCGATTCTTGCCTAGCTCGACTTTCATGCTCGCTGAGACATAGACATTTGCATCCCACCCCATTATCGGGTTGTCGTGCCACGACTCCATTGCAACTTTACGGTGTATTTGCCCTCTCAGCCCTATAAGCCATTTTGGATTATGCCGCTCAAGTCCCCTTGAGTGTGAACCGTTCACACACCACAACCAACGTGATTCCCAAACGCGCCCCGGGTCGGGTTCCACGTATTTCGTCATGTCGATTTCTTCGCGTAATACAGTGCGAACCGCCTTTCGCAGTTCGTCGTCAGTGAACAGGCGTGGAGCTTTGAGTAAACCTGCTTCCCCGACCCGTTCTAGCGTAAGCGCGAACAAGTCGAGTGAGCCGCTGCCACGTCCCTGTAGAGACTGGCATTCGCAGAAGAGGCTGCCAATCCGAGTCACGTTGTTACCAGACCCTTTTATAATCGTAGTGAGTTGCTTTGACCCAACACTATCTCTGACCACTCTTATCGCGAGCTCTGCCGGGTTGCGCACGTACTTACTTATCGCACAGGCAAAAATCACACAGCATACAGCTTGGTCATTGTAAAAGTCTTGAGTGTAGTCGATCAGAGACAAATACTCTTCAACGACACGTGAGTACGACCTTCGTGCGCCTTCAATGACTTCGCTAAAAAACAGATTCGCCTTCCGCTCACTAACTGTCAGTTCCCTGAATTTGTACCATGCGTTGAAGGATTTTACGACTTTCTTCCCCTTTACGATGACCTCTTTTGTAACTACATATGGTACGAATTTCTTCCTCCGTCCTAATGGGTCCAATGACCCGTCAATTATCGCCAGTAAGTCGCTCTCACTTATTTTTATTTGTACGGCTACGTCACATAGCAATACACTCTGTGCAAGTGCACACAGAGCTCCGTGTGTTTTTTCCACTTGCTCACACTTTGCAAGTTGTCCTACGATACTAATCTCATAGAAGTCCGCAGAAACTTCAACAAGATGTTGGGAAAGAAACCTCCCAACGCGGCCTAGCTGACTTGCCCGGTCAGCAGCGCGGGTTGACATTAATTTGTCCCGGGCGGAGCGATATCGAATCGCACCTTCGCCGGTTCATCAATTGGAGTTTCTTCGTCTTGTACTCTGTCAGACACGTCCTCCTCACGCTGTTTACCTCTGTCTCTCCCTGTAGGCGCATTAAG